ATGATCTTCAAAGTCGGCTCGGTGATCAAGAAAGGCATCATTAGCGAGAAGCGGGCCGAGTGCGGCATCCAGCCTCAGAGACGCCGTAAGAAAACTACTAAAACTACTAACCACAAGTAAAGAGCGAGGGCATTCTATGACTCAGGAACAACGAGAACGAAAACTACGTCAACAGATACATGGCCTGCGGGTCAAGAAGTTTCACTGGACCCTAAATGACTTCAAGTTCATCATCAAGGGCTTGGGCTATGGCGAATCACTTAGGGCTTTGCCGGAGGATCGCTTAACTGAATTGAAAGCACTTCTGCTCAAGTACCGTAAGCATGGCCGCCCTCTCGAATACAACTACGATAAACAGGGCAAGTACATGCATGCCATGATGAAGCAAGCCGGCTGGACCGAGGCCCAGCTACGGGCATTTACCATCCAACACTATTCCAAAAGCCACTGGAACCTACTCAACAAGAAGGAACGCAGAGCTGTGATCGCAATGCTGCAGAACTACATCAAACAGAATGAAAAGAAAGCCAAAAATACAACCAAGAAGGAGACATCTAATGGACACACCCAAAACCCCCAAGACTAAGAAGCCCATTCCCACCAGAGTTGACGCTAACGGACAGAGCATCCCGGTCTCGATCATCAGGCCGGAGATCCTCAGACAGGATGCCATCGTAACCAAGACCATCAACCGGGCGATCAAGCTGCATGACCGCATAGTAGCAGACAAGAACCAGTTCTTTGAAGATGTGGAACTCTATCTCCAGCAGGTAGCCGAGAAGAACGGACTCGATTGGAAGGGCAATGCCGTCCTCAACAGCTTTGACGGCAAATATAGAGTTGAGATCAGATTCAAGGAACGCATCCAGTTCGGCATCGAACTCCAACTTGCCAAGCAGAAGATCGATGAGTGCATCAAAGCCTGGTCAGCCGACTCCAACGTCAACCTCCGAGCCATCATCAGCGAGGCCTTCCAGGTCGATAAGAAAGGCGAAATTGCCAAATATCGTATCCTGCGCCTGCGCCGCTACAACATCAAAGATCAAACCTGGAAGGAAGCTATGGAACTGATCGACCAGGCCATCCAGGTAGTTGCTACCAAGCAGTACATCAACTTCTATGAACGTGACGAATCAGGCCAGTTCCGCCAGATCGTCCTTAACTTCCCATCTCTGTAAGAAACAGTGGCAAAGTAATGCATCTCAATTTGATAAAAGTACAGGAGAATGAATAATGGCATATATGAATACCAAAACTACAGAGGTTGTAGAGACAATGAGTATCTTCAATGATGAACGCAACTACCGCACGGATGAGATAGCCGATATCCTCCGGGTTGACCGCTCCAGCGTATATCGCTGGATACGGGACATAGAGAACCCTCTGCCTGCTTTCCGTACTAAAGAGAATGGTCAACTGCGCTGCAAGGGCAAAGACCTTAACGCCTACTTAGATAAATACAAGGTACGCCCTGAGTATGAGTAACAGCCGTGAGTTCCGCATCAAGCGGGACAACTGCAAAGAAGCCTATCTGAACGGCAAGACCGATCCCACTGAGCTGGCGGTGATCTTCGGAGTCTCCGACATCACCGTCCGTAAGTGGGTCAAGAGCGGCAAGTGGGACGAGCTCTTCAAAGAAGAGAACCAACTCGACCACGAGATCGCCATCGCCCGCAAGAAGGCACTCATTCAAGCGCTCCGGGAATATGCCAAGAATCCTGCCGACACAGCCATCCAAAGTCTGGTGAGCATGATGAAGCAGGATCAGAAGGATCGGCAGCCCTCCAAAGAACTGAACGACTACATCGTCAAGTTCCTGGATCAGGTGACTGACTTCATGATTGAGAAGGGGCATGAGACCTTGCTTAAGCAGTTCCAAAGCATTCTGCACGATTTGGCAGATTACCTGAGAGTGAGAAATGGTTAGCCTTCCTGCATCCTATATAAGGCCTCCCCAGCCTAAGCCTACAGATCAACCTTCCTACCCTGCATACCCTCCAAGCCAACAGCCCGACATGGTCAGTCCTCCGACCTCCGGGTCCCCGACGCCCGCCCCCCTGGGCGTCGGGGGGTTATCCGGTTATGCCTAAGAAGTTCATTCAGCGGCATAACAAAGCACTGGCGGAGATCGCATCCAAAACGATCTCCGTCTTGCCTTTTATAGACGATAATCCCGAAGCCAAGTCTGAGAGGATAAGACGAACTACCGGAACAGGTTGGGATGCCTTCTCGTTCTTCTGCCATACCTAATTCCCGCATATCTTCCCCCTACCTTTTTGCCCAGCGCATGAGACTATGTTCGATGAGACTGATAATGACTCAGGCATCATCGCCATTACCGGTTTTCGGGGGCTGGGCAAAACGGTTCTCATGGGAGTGGTCTATCCGATCTGGATGATCATCAAAGGTGAGCGCTATGTGATCCATACCGCCGCAGACATAGATCTGGCGCAGGAGAGAACAGCCTTCACCTTATATGCATTCCGTATTCAAAATACATAAAATAAAATGTGCATTTAACTTTATGCCATTCTTATGGATACCCCCTCTTTTCAGCAACTACATTTCTTGCAATACACCTGAAATTACCTTGTGGACTTTGTATAACTTCTTGTTGGCTGGTCATTTCTTTAATGACTCTTTAACGATTCTTTAACAATACCTTAACTTCGTTAAAGAATCGTTAAAGAAGGTTTATAGAAGCATAGAGGATTCAACTTGGCAGGAATCTGCTTCAGATAGGAAAATATTTATGCATTCTCATAATGAAAACTATATTACACGAACTGCAGAACAACAAGCGGCTCACTATCGACTATCCGGAGCTACAGCCAATGGATAGCTTTGATCTGGACTTCTATCTCAAGAATAAAGCCAGGATACAAGCCAGAAGCATAAAGCAGTCTCACAGGGGTACTATCAATCCCAAGACCGCCAAGCGTCCCGGACTGATCGTCTGTGACGATATCGATAAAGAAGAGAACATGGGTAACCAGTCCATCGGTAAGAGACGCATGGAGAAGATCACTCAGGAGCTTGCTGGAGCACTCTCACCCGAGGGAAATGGCAAGATCATCTGACTCGGTAACCTGGTACATCCCAATTATGCCATCTGCCAGTTTCAGGAGCTCATATTAAGCGAAATGCGGACCGATAATCCCGATTTCGCCTCAGGGTACCAGTCAGTCCTGAAAACGCACCAAAAAGCGATTTTACGTTTCTCTCTCGAAGATCAGCAGGGCAAGTCCATTTGGGAGGAGCAATACCCTACTGCCACTCTGCCAAATCTCAGAGCCAAGTTCGGGCATACTGGCTATCAAAGGGAAATGCTTGGTCAGCCGGTAATCGAAGGTAACATCTTCAAGAACCACTGGTTCACCAAGTATAGAACACTGCCGGAACCATCCCAGATGAAGCGGATTTGGCTTTATGCCGATCCTGCTTGGGGAGAGAAGGGCTGTTACAAGGCTGTCATCTCCATTGGCTATGATGGTAACAGGTTCTACGTAATCCATGTCTGGATACGTCAAACTGAGAATACCAAGTTCTTCAGATACTACTACGATGCCTACCAAGAGCTTGATAGAACTTACCGAGTGAAAGCCAGAGCAGCCTGTGAGACTACATACGGACAGGCTCGTATCCTTGCTGACTTCGACAGGTGGGCACAGGACAACCATCTACCGCCCATAAGTCACAGAATCAAGCGTATTGATAACAAAGACAACAAGAACCTCCGCATAGAGAGAACTGAGACCATCATCGAGACTGCCAAGGTGCTGTTTCCGGAGGGGCAGGATACTCCTACTCTCATCAGCCAATTCCTCACCTATCCTGATGGCTATATCGATGGCTGTGATGCCCTGGCGGGCTGCTTAGAACGCTTCTCTGAATACGATATCGGCAGAAATCGAGTGAAAGTCCGGAGATTCTCCTTCTGATGAACTACTATGATCAGCTCATGTTGGAGTACTATCGGGTCCTCAATAATGCCTGGAAAACCGAGATCAGAGATGCGACCCGACTTGCCATCCAGATGCTGAGTGACATGCCCCGTACCGAGAAGCTCAACAAGGACTCCATAGATAAGCTTATGGGCATCATCAATACACAGTTGGGAGATGACTTCGCAGCACTGGTTAATGAGCCCACCAAGGCAATAATAGACCGCTGTGTGAGGCTCGGACTGCGAGACACGCAAGTGCAAGCCCCGACCAAGACCAGTATCGGACTCTGGGGCATTGATGATCAGCACTTATCATCCACCATCCAGAAGCAGCAGTTGTTCTGGATCGGGAACCACTTTTAAGCAGACATAAGACAGAACTTCGCAGATACACTCTCCAAAGCAATCGAGCAAGGTTACACCAAAGAGATGTTAGCCGATACTCTCAAAGACCAGTTCAATGACCTCGCCGACCGTTCATCCCATTACTGGCAGGAATTGGCAGAGCATACTGCTCTCAGAATAAGAGAGTTCGGAAGGCTACAAGGATACAAAAAAGCCAAAGCCAGATACTACAAGCTCGTAGTGATTCTGGATGACCGCACCAGTGATATCTGCCGGGCTCTGGCTGCCCTGGATAAGATCTATCCCCTAAACGACGCAATAGAGGTATTGGACAACCTCATGGCTCTGGACACTAAGTCCAATAGCCTGGATGATGCCAGAGACTATATCAAAGCACTTGCACCCTGGGTTAAAGACGGTCAGATCGAATACGACTCAGAGATGAATCCGGTAGGTGTCTCAGGTGCGCATACTCCGTTTCCGCCGTTTCATTGGAAGTGTAGGACGACTACTGAGATTGTTAGTTAAGCTGTTATTATTCCAAAAGTATCTTTGCAGTAGTCCTTCAGCTTGTTTTCATTGAATATTTTAGGATACCGCACCTGAGCGCATTGACTTTGTCATTGTCATTTATTATCACGTCAAAGCCTTGATATATGCTATCTTTAACTATAGCTACGAAAACAACATCAACATTAACTCTCAGTAAACAATAGGTCATTTCATCATCTGGATGATACCACATTTCTTGGGGTGTTGAGAAAGCATCAGGTATGTAATCCACATATGCCATTTTCTTTCTTAAATCATCCAGATCGTAGTTTGAATTAGTTTTCTCATTTATTATCATGCTACTTTAACATTAACAATTTACTGGTCAATGTCCTACCATTTGCTTCCAAACGGCTAAAGTACAGTCCGGCGGACACTTTCTTGCCACTTTGATCTGTACCATTCCAAATGACATTATATGTCCCTTTTTTTTGCGGGTTAGATACCAGTTTTGTGACCAGTTGACCCTTGATATTGTAGATACTTAATATTACTAATCCATCCTTAGAGATTCCGTAACTGAGCGTTGTTGACGAATTGAAGGGGTTGGGGTAATTAGTTAACAACAAGTCGTTAGCTGAAACAATCGTATTATCGTTATTACTTGTATATCCGGGTGATTCAAAACAACCAATATCTATGTTGTTTCCATGTATTCTGGTAAATCCAAATGCATCATAACTCGGAATTAGATAACCATCAGGTAATATAGATGGATCAGTCGTTCCGGCATCAATTGCAGGGGAATACCCATGTTCATCATCGGCAAACAGATAATAATATAAGGGTAGAGTCGGGTCAGTTCCAGAAAACAAGGGATCTGTTCCAGTTAGGTTATTCTGACCCCAAATCAGAGGTTCGCCATTATATGTTCTCCAAATGTTGTTACTTCTGCTGAACAAACTGTTTTCTACAAGAGTATTGTTGTTGGATCGAATCTCGTAATACGAATTGTTGTTGGAGAACAGACAATTAACAATACTGGTCGACTCCGAAGAAATATATAGATAATCAGTATAATTATTTATGTTGTTTGCAAATGTACAATTGATAAGATTCAGAACATCTATATTTACAAAACGGATATCCCTTACACCTCCATATGCGAAGTTTGA